TGTTAATATAAACTCGTTGTTGTTCTTTCGACCACTTTGAAAGATAATCATTATCTCTCAAAAACAACTCATGGTATTGTTCTAATGAAATCTCACGGGAATCAAAGATGTGTGTGCCAAGGTGTTCCTGTGAGAACTCTTTGAATTCAGTTTCACTTTCACGGCATACAACCTCATCAAGTGCATGAGATTCTTCTTTAGCTTCTACAACATAACGCATGCGAAATGAAGAGACAACATCAACAACAAATAATTTCTTTTCCATATTACACCTCAAAAAAACATAACTCAAATTGATCCGCACGGTCTTCATACGCATCATAACCTCTTGGATTACATAGAATACGAGTACCACCAATCATGTAATCAAACACTTCATGTGTGTGTCCGTGTGTCCATACTTTAATCTGTGGATGATCCAGAATAAATTCCGACAACTCAGAACTGTAAGCACCGTTTACCATAACATCTTTTTGATATTTTGGTTTGGTACTTAGTTTACTCGGAGCATGATGACCAATGACAACATATTTATTGCTGGCATTAGACTCAACAGTTGCCTTGATTGTATCCAACATTAGTTTGTGTTCAACAACCGATGCTTCTGGTGACCACTTACTTGGCAATTTTTGTTTACCTGTATATGGTTCATTGTTTTCATTAAACATCCAGATTTCTGTTTCTGTATTGGTACGGCTATCTTTGATGATACGATAATCATTCATGTAACCTTTGATACCAAACAATGTTTGTGGGTCTTCCTTGTTCATATCAGTCCACAATGTACCTGCAATAAAGGTAACATCTTCAATGACCATAGTCTGGCGTTCCATGATAAACACATTTTCCAAGTAACTCAGGCGTTCACGAATGATATCCAAACCTGTTGCAAAATCACCATGATAGTATTCATGGTTACCCATGATGTAGATAACATTAGGGAAACGCTCAGAACATTCTTGGAAGAATTTGTGATACTGTTCAGATTTATTTTTACCATTCACTATAAGACCGGTAGCATCACCAAGTTCATTCAAATCAACAGCAACAAGAATATCACCGGACAAGATTAATACTTCGGCATTCTCTGTATTTTGTAGAGAAATTGCGCCAAATTCTAAATGTAGGTCAGAGCAGAGAGCGATTTTCATAGTAGTATTATATCACAAACAGGTATACATGTCAAGTGGTTTGTTGTTTTTATACAACGATTACTTTTTGTCTAATTTAGGTTCTTGTTTAACTGGTTCTTCCAACATAACAGGTTCAAATGCTGCACGGTGATTAATCATCATCATAATACCTTGCCATATTCCATACAAAGGGAATGAAATGATTGCCAACAGTCCAACAGTAATCAAACCAAATAAGAATACTGTTTTAGTAAACAATACAAATACAATCTCAAGCATTAGATTCCAAAATCCTCTAGTGCCAATTGTGCCTTCTTCAGCAACAGCAGGCGTATCACTACGCACATGTTTAACAAATTCTTGTTCCTGAACTAACGATTGCTTGATAAAGATATCAACCAATCCACGATATAACTTTAACATCATAACTTCTCCTTAATGATATTTAATTTGGCGATTTTGCCGTTTATAACTAACATCTGACAATTTGGCTTCATTAACCAATTCTTTTTCTGCTGCTAGGCGTTCAGCCCATAGTTTCTCACACTTTGCTTTAGGGTAGTCAGCAACCACCACGCAATCTTCCATGAATGCCAATTTATCTTCATCAACAGGTTCAACCTTAGTTACCTCAATCTTGGTAGGTTCTTCTACCTTAGCAACAGTTGATGTTTCAATGAATAGAAATGCAACAGTCAACATAACTGCACCTGGAACAATAATGTGCCAATACATACCAAGTACAACTGCTACGATAACAAACAGCACACCAAGTAATAACATTGAATGTGTAATACCTACGCTCGAGAGAGCAGACATTGCGGGAGACATACTAATCCTTACTTAAAAGTTGCTTCATAAACATCACATTGCACAGCGACAGGCACAATGATAGTACCGTGATCCGTTGGTTGTGGTACTCTTTGTATGATTGGTTTCATACGAGCATTCACACACTCACGGGCTGCCATGATTACCTCGGTCCTATCCATTTGTTTTATCTTATCACCACCAGGCAACACGATAACAGATGGAATTTTAGATAGACCATGACAACCTGTCAACAGGAGTAATGGCAGAATTAAATACACGGGTTTCATAATATAATTACCTTTTGGTAAATTGTTTCAAAAGTTTTTTGGCATCGTCTAGGAATGGAACAGCATCAATAAATTCATAGTGTTGCTGAAGCACCTCTGCCTTTGCAATACGAATCAATTTCAATGCATAATCCAAATCTTCAGATGATGCCTGTTCCATCCATTCCTCAAATTCTTTTTCATCTCCGTGTAAGAAGAATTCAAGATTGTCACGGTCGAAATCATTCATTTGGTGGTCACAGTATTCTTGAATAAAAAACCAGTCAATAGGTTAATACCCCATGCCTGTATCCATTCAATTTGATTAATGCCTGCAACAGCACCAACTAAGCAACTGTTCCAAAGAATCATTACTGGCCAACTCAACAAGAAGCTGAGTAGAATAACAATGCCGAGTAAACCTACAATTGGTGCAATTTTTTCCATATTATGCCGTTACTGTTTCTGTAGGAGCAACAGTTGTTTTCTCTGTAGAAACAGTTTGCTTGCCAACATAACGGCCGTTAGCATCAAACTCGGTGTGGTTAACCAATTGATATGCTTTGACCTTACGACCTTCTTTGAGAACTTTCACGATACCACCGTCTTTACGGATATTGTAAATGTTTGTTGATAACCGATACAGAACCGATTCTTGGTCTGTGCCAGCAAATACAGATTTGATTTCATCTGGAGATACTGGTTTGCCTGAAAGCAAGGTTACTGTGATTTTTTCATGGCGATTTGGTTTGCCTTTACGAATTGTGTTTGACATATAATGTCCTTTCAAAATTTAATAATAAAATACCAACATATGGATTATAACACAAATATGGCATGTTGGCAACCATACCTGTGTAGGATTTTAGAACGGGTCATCCGTTGTTGCTGGTGCTTGTTGTGGAGATTCCACTTTATCATCCACTTTAGAATACAAATCCAAGAATGCTGTCTTGGTCTCAGTATCAAAGCGAGACACACAAAGTTCAATTGCTTTCATTTTATCACCAAAGATTTTGAATGCCTGTGCAATATGAACCAATCGGCGTGTAGAGATAATCTCATCAACAGCACCTTGTTCAAACGATTTACGAACCACATCAGCCCATTGGCATAGGTTCTCAACAAACTCAGCATCGGCAATCAATGGTGTAAGAATCTTTTTCTCTGTCTTGGCATCAGGATATTCCTGTTCAACGGTGACAGGGAATCTTTCTAAGAAAGCATCATCAAGTATTTGTGATAGATAACGGCCTTCTTCTGAACCTTTGCCTTTAGTGTTTGCAGTTGCAATCACATTGAAACCATTCTTTGGATGAACCAACTCACCAGATTTCTTATTGAAGTGTGGTTTGCCTTCTAAGATACCTTGTAGACACATTAGTTTATTAGAACCACGGTCAACTTCGTCAATCAATAGAATGGCGCCACGCTTCATTGCAATAATAACAGGACCATCACGATTGACCACATTACCATTGATAAGAGTAGGACCACCAAGTAAGTCAGTTTCGTCCGTTTCGATAGACACGTTGACACGGATACACTCCCGCTTAAGTTCAGCGCAGACTTGCTCCACCATGAGGGTTTTCCCGTTACCAGATAGACCTGTGATAAAAACAGGATAAAATTGAGCAGACTTAATAATATTATTAAGGTCTTTAAAGAAGCCAAAAGGAACATAATCGGGATATTTTAAAGGGATTGAAACATCTGAATCATCAATCAACTTTGGTTGTTTGAAGGACAGCACTTGTGCAGATAAGGCCATTTCTAATTCAGGCTCATCTTGTTTAACTACTGGCTTGGTGCCAATATCAGGTAATTGGTATTGGCCACGACCTGAACGATATTCAGATTTGGTTACAAACCAAAATGGAAAGGACATATCTTCTTCACGTGCAACATGCTGAATGTTATCACGGCTCAATACTGAACCTACACCATACAAACGCTCTGCTGCTTTAACGAAAGCAACTTGATTTTTATTTAAACTCATAATATATCCTTAATTAGTATCAATCATCACACGGTCAAACTGTATCACACCATCTTCTTTGCCTGTTGCAAAATCAACTGGGAAATTCATAACAGCACCAAAACTTTTTATATCATCAAAGGTATCACCTCTGCGGATATCTTCTAATCTAATACAACCAATACCACCAGAATCAACTGAATGGTCAGTCCACATATTTGATTCATATCGACCATCACCATATTTGGTATTGTATGTTACGAATCGGCGGCCATCTTTCAATGTGAATTCACCTTCATTACATCCATGGTCACTTCTGCCTTCAAATAGTAAACCACACACTTCGTCCCATTCTTCATCGGTCATTACATAACATAAGTCACCGACATAGTATTTGCCTGCTGGCATCATAACAAAATTCCTTTCATTTGTATGTCAATTATAACATAACCTAGAGTGGTTGGCAAGTATCACTTTAGTTCTCAATTCCAAAATGTGTTTTGATGATTTTAATTTTACCATCCAACAGTTCCAATCCATCCACACCACCGAGATAACTTGGTGCCCATGCCTCATGGTGTTGCGTAGGTTTTACAACCTCAATACATTCCTTGATAACCAACTCGGTGAATTTCTCCACATTAAATTTACCGTTAATCATAAATTGTTTGTTGTCGTACACTTGGTGCCACGCACCACATTGTAGAGCCAATTCTTTAATTCGTTTGTTCATATCTTGGGTCCTGTAAATATGTAAGTGCTGAATCCACCAGTACCCAGCACACATGCTATTTTCTCATCAAACTGAATCAATGTCCATGTTTTGGTGTCATCATTCACAAACAGACTATACTTTGACATTGGGGCATCAGATTCTATACCCATCCATATGGGTTTTTCTTTGTAATCACTACCACTTAGTCCTTTTAGCATTATCTCTGTGCTAATACATCCTATAGTTTTTTGCAGGTTAACAGTTTGTGCGGCCACAAATCCAAATATGAGTGCAAGTATGATTAATATGTATTTCATTCCGCATAAACCAGACTTCTGGCTTCCAATTTAGTTACAGGACATATAAAGTACATAATATCACGACCTTGTATGTCCTCTTCGACATTACAAAATTCAATATCTTCCGTACTATGCTCTTCAGAACACTCAGTACAAATCACAATGAAACCTCTATTCATATCCGAAATGCTTTAATAACAATTGGTTAATATCAACAAAATCTCCACATCCATTATCTATTGCAACATCAACACATTCCCTCACAATCAACTCAGCGAACCGTTCCATAAACTTTGTCTGCTCTTCCCAAGAATCACTTTGAGTTGTTTTAGCAGCCTCTTCCCAAAGTTGTTTAATTTGTTCGTTCATTTCTCTTTCTCATTGCGTATAATGCTGCCGTCTTTGTGCAACTTCAAGTTGAGATTGTATTGTTTATTAGCGTGGTTGATTTTATCCATACGACCTGCTTTGAAACCTTTATGAAAGTGTTTTTTATACATACCGCCGTGTTGGTCGTGCCAGTGGTTAATTGCTGTTGCTCGTTTCAGCGTGGCACCGTCAGCAAGGCTTACTCCCTTGACATGACCATCATCATGCGCCATCTTGGCAATTTCTGGATTGAATTCTTCATCTAATGAGGACTCCTCCACACCTTCCGATTTGATATAGTTTATAAATGTTTTCATAGCGTTCTCCTTTGTTTATATGTTGTGTTAACACTTCTATATTTATTCCTCAACTCCAAAATGTTTTTTGATAATCTTACGATACTTGGTTTGAAATAACATTTCCTCTGGTGTATACTGATTACCTAATTGCATGCGCAGGCATTCATGCATACACTCCAACACAATCAACTCGGCGAACTTTTCGTGGTCAAAATTCATATAAGCAGTATGATTACTGCCTCTATCATCGAAGCCAGCCTGTTCAGCAAGTTCTCGAATTTGCTCATTCATTTTTTAACTCCATACATCATCATCATTGCATCCAATACACAATCGTCAATTGGATTGTGTTTAGTGATATGATTTCTTGAATCGAAACCTGGATAATCTACATCAACATAACCATTGGTTGTATTGTATAGAAAATCCACAGCAGTTCTTACATCACGCCATCTGGCATATGGCCAAATTGGTTCTAATTCTAATTGTTCTTCAATGTCATCCATTACCAATTGGTCAAGATTACCTCGAGCCCATACCCAACACTTGGTATCATTTTTTGATGCAGCCCACTTACGCATAGATTCGTAACCATCAACAAAGGAACAATCTACCTTACTTGGTAAGAATGATGCAACTCGAACATTGCGGCATTGTTTATTCCACCAATCCATAGTTGATTGGTTCATCTCACGACCATATTCTTTTACCTGTTCAATCACACTAAACTTGGCAAAGAAAACATCTTCACGCAGTTCTTGTGGTGATGGTTTGGTATCAGGATCAAAATGAATAGCAGCCATCGATAGAATCACCGAATTGGATCTCTTACCTAGTGTTTCAACATCAAATATAAACATTATACAACCACATCTATATGTTTACCCAAATGTTTGGAGTATTGATACAATCCATATTCCAC